AGTTGAGCAACAAGGTTAATATTGGAATAGATGGCATTCAGCGAAAATCTGAGCGTGATGTTGAGATTAGTAAGAATGTTGCACAGATATTTTCTAGCCCCACAGGTCAGGAAGTTCTGAAGTATCTTAGATCTATTACTATTGAAATGGTTAATGGGCCTAATGTTTCTACAGAAGAACTTCGACATATTGAGGGGCAAAGATACTTAGTAGGTTTAATTGAACACCGTATTGCCCATGCAAATAGGAGTAAACAATGAGTGAAGAAGACGCAGCAGTAGAAGCAGCAGCCGAAGATGGTCGTGATTTTGTAACCCAAGAAGATGTTGAAAAGGTAGAGCAAAAGTCTGAAAGACCTGAATGGTTGCCAGAAAAATTTAATACACCAGAAGATCTAGCAAAGTCTTATAGTGAGTTATCTCAAAAACTTGGATCTAAAGATGAAGATATAAGAAATCAGCTTATAGAAGAAATACAAGCAGAAGCTTTTGCTGATAGACCAGAAACTTCTGGTGATTATCAGCTTCCAGATATTATTAATGAAGAAGAAGCTGTTGATAATGAGTTGCTCAGATGGTGGTCAGAGCATTCATTTAACAATGGATTTTCTCAAGAAGAGTTTGAAGAAGGTATAAAAATATACGCTGATTCTGTTTTAGGATCTCAACCTAGCTATGATGAAGAAGTTGCTAAGCTTGGCGATAATGCTGAAGCTAGAATAGATGCTGCATCATTATGGGCTAATAAGTTTTTTCCTGAGTCAGCATTGCCAGCTATAGAAAAAATGTGTGAAAGTCATGAGGGTATTATTGCTCTTGAGACTATGATGACGAGTATGAAGGATGGATCGTTTGCTGGAGATACAGCATCAGCATCTGAGCTTAATGAAGCTGATCTTAGAAAAATGATGGATGATCCAAAGTATTGGAAAGATCGTGACCCACACTTACACAAGCAAGTTGCCGAAGGATTCAAAAGAATCTACAGAGGCTAAAATTTTACAGAGGGGTGAGTATTATCTTACCCCTTTTACTTTAGATCATATTGATGAAGTTATCAGAGGTCTGACAAAAGAGAATGTAAAAGAGCTTGTTTTACTAGGTTACACTGATATTCGAGAAGCTCTTGTAGATATGCACAAAAGCTCAGAGTGCTATCTTTGCAGAAAAAATAATGAAGAATTTATAATGGTTGGTGGTCTTTGGTTTACTGAAGATCAGGAATGGCCTCAGATGTTTGCAATGTTTTCTGATAAAATAAGAGAAAACTTTATTGCTATGGCTAGAGGATCTGTAATGTTTGTTGATTACTTTGACCAATTCCATAGCGGTTTATCTATGACAATTCTTAAAGAATATAAGTTTATTTTAGATTGGGCATCATGGTTAGGGTTTGAAGCGGTTGGTATAATATCTAACAATGAAATCGAATATGTTGATTTTGTGCGTTGCAATCCAAATCAAAAAGATGTTTATGATTGCACATTGCAGCCCGTAATACACTGAAAGGCCCGAAAGGATACCCTTGCTGAAGTGATAAAGCGGACACCTGTTAGTAACCGTAACTTCAATAAGGAACTAATAAATGGCTAACACAATCGACACAGCCTTTATCAAACAGTTCGAAACAGAAGTTCACATGGCGTATCAGCGTATGGGTTCTAAGCTACGGAACACAGTGCGGACTGCTAATGTGACAGGATCAACTGTTAGATTTCAAAAGATTGGTACTGCGGAAGCAACTACTAAATCTCGTAATGGTAATGTAACTCCAATGGAACTTGCACATACCAATGTAGAAGCAACAATGGCTGACTTCTACGCTGCTGAGTACATCGACAAGTTAGATGAACTCAAGATCAACATCAATGAGCGTCAAGCTGTAGCACAATCTGCTGCTGCTGCTCTAGGTCGTAAGACTGATAGCTTGTTAATTACAGCTATGGATGCTGGTGCTAACTCAACTCAAATCCACGATACAAGTTCTGCTGTTGAAAAAGCAGATCTACTGTCTGTATTTGAAACATTTGGAACAGCTAATATTCCTGAGGATGGACAGCGTTATATCGCTATGCACCCAAAAGGTTTTGCTGACCTGTTCTTAATTACAGAGTTTGCATCATCTGACTTCGTTGGTGATCAAAATTTACCTTATGCTGGTGGCATGACAATGAAAGAGTTCTTAGGCTTTAAGATTTTCTCAACGTCTGCTGTGGCTGCTGGTAAGAGTATGTGCTATCACACAACTGCTGTTGGCTTGGGTATCAACTCTGATGTTCAAACTGAAGTCAACTATGTTGCTGAGAAAGTATCTCACCTTGCAACATCTATGATGTCTATGGGTGCTGTTGTTATTGATGACAATGGTATCTATGAACTATTAGATAATAACTAGGAGGGTTAGAATATGGCTTTTGCTTCAAGTGGACTAACTCGTATTGGTGGAGACACTAATGGAAACTTGTGGATGTATACGGCGGCGGATGCAATTGCTGCTGTCAACACGGCTGGTTACTTCAACGATGCAGCTAACATGCTTGCTGTTCGTGATTTAATAATTGTTCGTGATACAAATGCACCAACAACAAGTTTTTGTACTGTTCTTTCCAACACTGGTACTGTTGTTGACGTATCTGATGGTACGGCAGTAGCAGAAACCGATGGCGACTAAGGGGTGGGGGCTTCGGCCCCCAACTTTCTATGCCTGATTTTGCAAACACAGCAATAAAAATTTGCTCTCGAGCATCAATGTTGATTGGTGGAGATCCTATTCAATCATTTACAGACGGAACTACAGAGTCTGATATAGCTGATGCAGTATATGAAGATATTGTTAGGGCTGCTTTAACAAGCAGTCGTTGGCGTTTTGCAACTAAACAATTTCAATTGAATAGGTTAGCAGATGCTCCAATAGGAAGATGGGATGCTACCTATCAATTACCAGCCGATTCACTAATGATTAACGCTTTGACTGTTCAAGATCTTCCAATTGAATATAATATATATGAAGATAAAGTTTATAATAATGCAAACGCTACTGATGAAGTTATTGCAGATTATATTTATCGAGCAAGTGAATCAACGTGGGCACCATACTTTACGCTTGGTGTTCAGTTTTCTGTAGCTTCTGTATTTGCAGTATCATTAGCAAGAGATGCATCTTTATCTGCTGCTATGGATCAACAGGCAAATATACAGTTAATTAAAGCTCGAAGATTAGACTCTCAAGCTCAGACAACTAAGAAGCTTAATACAAAAAGGTTTATCTCTGAAAGGCGAAGCTAATGCAAAAGATTCGCGTTCCGCAAAACAGCTTTCAATTTGGTGAGGTAAGCGACTCTCTCATAATGAGAACTGATACTGGTATCTATACAAGTTCAGCCCAAAAGATTGAAAATATGATTGTAACTGCTGAAGGTAGTGCAAGAAAACGTCAGGGTTTAAAGCATATATATGACTACTCAATAACTTATAGCTCTAGTTATCCAGACCAATCTCATTTGTTTCCATTTATTTTTGATAATAATGAACAGTATATTATTTCTGTTGAGCATCAAAAGGTAAGATGTTTTAGAGTTGTAGATGCTGATACTGTAAGTTTAGTAGCTACATTAACAACAGACGCTGGCGGTGCATCTTTACCCTTTGATAGAGAATACTTACAGCAATATACTGCTGCACAAATGGGTGATGTAATGTTTATCTGTCACCCACTGTTTGCGCCAAGGATACTTACAAGAACAGGTTTAACGTCATTTACAGTAAGCACTTATACATTTGACGAAAGAGCAGATGGAAAGAAAACATATCAACCTTATTCTAAATTTCATGGTGTTGGAGTCACGTTAAATCCTGGGGCTTCTGGTGGTTCTGGAAGTAGTGTTACATTAACAACAAGTTCCGCTTACTTTGATACAACAGGAAGTCAAAGCGGTGGTAATTATCCTAACTCATTACACGTTGGTGTAATAATAAGATATCACGGAAATGAACTTCAGATAACAAGTGTTCAGTCTTCTACACAAGCAATTGGAACTGTTTCAGATGAATTACAGTTAAGACTTGATGTTGCTAATCCACTAAGGACTAGAAACGGAAGCACAACTGTAGAAGTTACTCATATTAATCATGGATATACTGTTGGTGAGGCTCTTGTATTCTCAGGCATGGATACTGTTGGTGGAATAACAGCGACTAACTTAAATGGAACTAGAGCCGTTTTAAGTGTTATTGATGACAATACTTATACGTTTACTGCTGATGCTGCGGCTAATGCATCTGAAGATGGTGGTGGAAATCCACTTATTCAAACTCATGCACCGACAACAACTTTTGATGAACAGTCTTGGTCTGCTAAGAGAGGTTATCCAGCAGCCGTATCATTTCATGAAAATAGATTAGTATTTGCTGGAACAATTGCAGAACCAGATTCTATTTATATGAGTAAGATTGGAGAGTATTTTAATCATGATGTTGGTACTGCACAGGATAATGAGGCTATTCAACTAACAGCTGCAACTGGCGATGTACATGAAATACGTCATTTAGTTTCTAGCCGTGATCTTCAGGTCTTTGCTGGCACTGGTGAGCTTTATGTTCCCACTTATCTTAATCAAGCAATTACGCCAACCAACGCTCAGATCCGTGAGCAAACTCCATATGGCTGTGCATTTGCAACACCTCAATTAATAGATGGAGCAACTGTTTTTTCACAAGCTAGTGGAAGAATAGTTCGAGAGTATTTGTTTACTGATAATGAAGATGCATATGCTTCTACTGCAATATCAACTATTGCTTCTCATTTAATTAATACTCCTAAGTATATGGCTGTTGCTCACAGTGGCTTTGAACAGGCAGACTCTTATATAATTATGAGTATGACTGATGGTGATGCAGCAGTTTTTACATCTAATCGAGCAGAGAAAAGAGCATCTTGGACTGAGTTTACAACAAATGGTCGTTTTGATTCTGTCGTTGCTATAGATGATAGACTGTTTGCAAATATCTATGATGCAAACAATAAGCTAAAGCTTTGTGAGTTTAAGACTGATATTGGTTTAGATTCTTATATCTATGGCGCAATATCTTCTAACTCTATTACTGTTAGTTCTGCATATGCAAACGGTGTTACCGTTGATGTTGTAGCAACAAGTGGTAGTCAGAATGATTATCTTGGTGAGTTTACTGTAGCTTCTGGTGCTGTTGATTTGTCAGCTTTTTCTACTGCTGGATATACGCACGCATATGTTGGTAAGAAATTTACATCAAAGATTATATCAAATCCTATAGATGCATCTGGGGCTGCTGGCCCACTAACAGGAAGTCTTCGAGGAATTACAAATGTTGTTGTAGATATAAAAGATACCAGATCTATAAAGGTAAATACTAAACCTATAAATATTGAAACATCATTTACTGGTAAGAAAGAAGTTAGATTGATTGGATACGATAGAGATCCTAAGGTAACAATAGAACAAGACAATCCGTTATCTATGCAAGTTAATGGATTTATTACGGAGGTAATCATCTAATGGCTTTAGATCCATTTACTTTATTAGCTTTTGGGAGCAAGGTTGTGCAAGCTGGGGCTATGGCTAGTGCTGGTC